CCAGCCGGCACCTGTATGGGAACTGACGTCTGAACACCGCCACCGCCGGAACCTCCGCCGACCTGCTGCTGAACGTTGGCGTACTGAGGCTGACTCTGCATAGCTGCGGCGACAGCATCCTTGACGACATCCTTCGCGGTGTACTCCTGCTTTGCACGCACCCAAGCATTGACATCGTCTGCGGTTGCGCCCGGAATGAGTCGCCATAGCTCCTCAACAGGGATGCCAAGCATTTGAGCAGCCTTGCCAAGGCCGTCAATAGTTGCGCTGAAGGCGCGAGCCGAGGTGTCACGCCAGACGACTTCTCCATTGAGATCATTCCATCCCTTCTTGTCGCCTGAAGCTAGCGCATTAAGCCGGAAGCAGTTCCGCCATGGATCAGTCAGGATTGCCTGGAGTTCCTCGATCTTACGGTCAAGTCCATCCCGCGCGGCGGCCAGCGCTTCGGCTGATAGGTTTGCAATCTGGCCCAGTAGGTGGTACGGAGGAACCTGGGAGATTGTTGACATGTGCCTGATACCGGCTTCGCGGCTGTCGATATATGGCTGTAGGTGCGTCTCGGTGAATTCTCCAAACTTGGTTGCCGCGTCCTCGGCTGCCCACACTCTGTCGACACCGGGCTGGAATGGAGGCTTGGGACGGCCTGACTCGTCTGACGGGGCCATACCAGTGACCCAACGCTGCTTGAATGCTTGGTATTGCTCGGCCATCATTAGATTGAACGTTGTAGCGTTGATCTGGTCCTGAACTGGGATGAGCGGCTCGACCTCGCCCGAGCAGTCAGTCTCGCCATCGAGGTCGGCCTCATACAGGAAGCGGACGACAGGGCAAACTCCAAGCCCGTGGTTCATGATGGGGGCCTGGCCATTGATGAACGGATCGCTGGGGTCAGCTATCCGAAGACTAATCTGCTGGACATTCGACACAACGCCAGTCGTATTGCTAACAAGGATGTAACGAGTCATATCATCGTAGAGCGTCACTATCACGCGCTGTTCGTTATACTGCATCGGGTTACCGGTGACGCGGACCTCAATAGCCACCTGCGGCCATTCGTCGTCAATGTCATCGGCGTAGAAGGCTGTCATCCGCCGAGGACTAACCGGACGCATAACTGGCACATCGTCAGCCTCCAGCTCTTCATCCCGTGCCATCGTGCCCGGGAGAACCACGGTGTAAGCCGAGCCATACTTGCAAACAGACCGGTGAACACCGTGCTGACGAGAGATCATACGGTTCGCGCGGAACGCATCCCAGGCGTCGTCGGGATCAGTACTGGATGCCGTCTCGACAGTCGTGGTGCCGGATGGCTTGTAACCATCTACGTGCAAGTTCTCCGAGATCACGGATACCACAAGCGGCAGAAAGTTGCGCTTGGCCTTCGACATGATCCAACGATACTCAGCATTGACTCCCTTGGGCGCGTACGGCTGCTGATGCTTTCCGCGCATGTAGCGGGCAATCTTGTCAAGTCTTGTCTGCTCCATTGCTCGGAGCTGTAGCATCTGCTGACCGAGTTCGGTCACATCCGCAAGGTCGACTATCATGAGAAGCTCCAGACAACTCGCTTGTGAACGCGCTCAGCTTCCTTCTGCTGTTCCTTGAGCGTCTTGCTCGATAGGGCCAGCCTCCGCGCGTGGCGGGCCATTATCATCGCCACACACGCGTCAATCTTGCGTGATGACTTCGGGCTCTCCTTGGCGATACTGGTTCCCCACCTATTGGGGCGTCGCCGAGCGTTCGTAACATGGCGACCGAGGAAGCTGTCGCCGTCGTGCACAAACGTCCCGCTCTCAATCTCGCCTAGCACCATTTCGCACGCCATGGTAAACTCCGCGATGTGCGAGCGCATATCCCAGGCCACGGGCTGAGGGTCGCGTCCTGCGGGGACCGACCAGACTGGCAAGTCTTCCTCAAACATATCTCGCCAGGTTATCTTGGTGTGCTCTTCCCACTCGTTGACATCGGCGAAGAACGCAACGACGTTCCACCGCTCCTTGGCTGCCTTGACTGCCGCGTCGACCTCATATACGGGAATCGGCACCCGGCCATCATCAGTCTCCCAGATGCCTAGGCTGAACGTGAAGCCTGTCTTGACATGACATCCTATCAAGGCCGTAGCGTCATTGACTCGGCTACCGTCGAAGCCCATTGTAATGTCGGAGCCGTCCTCGATGTAGAACGCAGGGTCCGCCATCTTCGACCACTGCTGCTGTGTACACCAAGCATCCTCTGCGGCCTCAGGCCAGTTCAGATAATACCGCTTAGAAACATCGAGCGGATTTTTTGGGCTGAGGATGCGGTTCTGGACGATGTCGTCGGCATCAACCCAAAATGCATCGCCATAAGCATACTGTACACCTCTGAGGATTGATTCGTCGTCCTCGAAGTCAATGTCTGGTGGAGCCATCCTGCTATCATAGAGGATACGTCCGCGACCGCGTAGTCTGCCCTCTTCTTGAGCGACCCAGGCGTCAAAGGTATTCTCTGCAACTGATTCCAGACCGGGAGTCCAGGCATTACTCGTCTCCAGTAGTCGTGAACCTGACTTGCCGACGTTACGGTCGAGAACCTCCGCGAGCGCGACACCACCATTAACAGGGTAGAAGCTCTCTGTCTGGTCAAGGATTGCGAATGTTACGAGCGCGCCCTCTTCTGATACAGGACTTGAAGTGATGACCATGAGCTGTCCGCCACCGGGGATGTGGAAAACAGTCTTCCCAGTCTCAACGTCATAATCACCACGTATCCGTGATTTGGGTGGGAGGAGCGCACGCACCATCCGCATCGTATTGACATTAGCCTGATCGTGGCTTGTTGCTGCAATTTGCACCAAGGGCATACCCACTGGCCGACCAACACATCCTCCTATGACCCGCTTGTCGAAGTCCTTGAGGCGTACTGGTGCCAATAGCTCGATCAGGGATAGGACAGCGGCAAAAGGACTCTTACCCGCGCCTTTGGGGTATCGACGGACACCATGATAAAAAAGCCATCTGCCGCGATCATCGAGAGCGTACCACCACAGAATGAAACGTACCTGACTCTCAATGAACTCCCACCGCTCACCAGTGTTAGGACCATCTGGCTGCCTTAGATACTTGGATGCCCAATGAATGGCTTCCCAGCCGAGAGTCAACTTGGGAATACCGTCCGGTATTGTCACGGTACGGTCGCGGGGCGCGACTGTGCTGTGGGGTGCCATCAGCGGTCACCCCAACGATCAACACGGCACAAACGATGTTCTCCGCGCGGCTTGAAGTAGCGCGCGAGAAGTATGCCCAGGCCAAAGAATATCGAGAACGAAAACAGCATCAAGGTGCCATATGCGACCATGACGCACTGAATAAACGAATCGCCCCAGAACACGCTAAGCACGCAGTACCCCCACGGTACAAGTTAGGCTAGTTCGATAACCTCACTTATGCACAGTGAAGGGCGTGCTAGGTGACAGTTCCCGTGGAATTTCGAGTTACGCTAACAATTGCTGCTGTAATGCTGGACATGCCCGTCTACCACCTTACGCCAGGCTGTTTCGCCAACCTGGTCGGTAATAGCTAACTGGACAGAATGCAGACGGCCTTGCCATCCTTGGACTGCCTCGTCAGCTGCTTTTTCATCCTCATCTTCCAGCACGGGCTCCTCCAGCTCAATACGGCTGCGCTTGCGATCAGTGAGTGTCGCTCCAAGACGCTCACTGAGCCGAACGAACTGGGCTAGAATACTAGCATTGTACGACCGTAGGAACACATTATAGGCGTCAGCCGCAGCGACAGCTGTTGCCCAGTCCGACGGCTCAAACCACTGCGAGTGGCCAGAACGCCTGAGCGAGTTGTACCAGCTCCTGGCCTTCGGGTGCCACTTCGGGTCCGCAGTGGGTATTGGGAAGCTCTTGTCAGACGCAACACCGGTACTGACCCTGATAAAGCGTGGGTCGTCGCCTCGTCCAGTTCCTGCCCCCGTACGGCGGGCAGGAGGTTTGGTGTGCGCTGGCATGGAATTACTCCGGCTTCCTCTCCGTGTGCTGGCCCAGGGCAAGAGTCGGTCTGAAGCTTGGGGGCAACGGGACCACTGTTTTCTGGACCAGCACACGGGTAGTCTACCGTACGCGAGCGTGACCGTCTAGTGCAGCCTGTACGCCCGCGCGTTATCGCGCCCGCGCGCTAGATATACCTGGTCTTGATATGCTTCGCATGTACCGCCGTGTCTATGTATAGCTGGAAGCCGACCTGGCGCGCTCTTCGGCAGAACGTGAAGTCTTCGCCAAACATCTGCTGGCCTTCACGTTCGTGCTCGAACCAGCGATACTGCGAACCCTCCGGTATCTTGTCGAATACCTCGCGATGGATAAGCAGACACCCCGCGCCGGTCGCGTCAGCCTTGACCAGCTCGCCGGGGTTCCACGCCTCATTGACAACGTACTGGCCCATCCCACCGAATCCGAAGTCAGCTATCTTGCTGTATATCTGCGGGAAAATGGGGTCTGCATCTACATAGATGAGCGCGCCTACAAGAGACTGCCTCCGCGCCATTAGCCTCTGAACCACTAGGTCAGGCAGGATGATGTCGGTATCGACCGAGAGGAACCATTCGCAGTCGCTGGCCATGAAGAACTCCACAACCCTGTTCCGCGCGGCGTCCACGTATGGTTCGGACCACATGCCGTGGACCTTAGCCTTAGCTCGGTTGGCCTCAACGAAGAGAGCCTCCATGAATTCGCCATGAACCATCAATGGCCTGACGTAGCCGATCATGACGCCTTCATGCTTGCTCATAGAACATCCCACCATTCGCCTTCACCAGCCCATACAATGCCGGTGCCTGCTTCGACCCCCGGCATTGATACCAGGTCCACTGACTTAGCTCGCTTCCTGACAGTCGCCCACATCGTAGGAACATCAAAGTCCCTGAAGTTGTGATACCCTTGCGTGTCATGGACTACTACCAGCCCTCCTGACTTGGCCATTGATGCGTAGCTATTCCAGTCTGATGATGCCGTCCTCCAATCATGACCTCCGTCGATGATCACGACATCGTAATCGCCCTCTGCCATTGCATGGTGGATGATCTTCTCGTCCGTGGAGTCTCCATAGATAGCCAGAATCCGAGCGGGGAAAAGATCGCATACTTGCTGATGCCCTCTAGTTACCGTCTTGTCGATCGTTACGAGCATTGATACCGACGCAATCTGCATGATGGCCCAGGCGAGCCCTCCGTCTGCTGATCCAATTTCGAGAACGGACCTGGGCTCTGTAGAGTCTATGAACGCGAGTAGCACAGCTAGCTCGGGAGCCTGCTGCTGAGCTCGGTATGCGTCGATAGCGTTATTGGCTATATCGAGCCATGGCGTCATTGTGGTGGCCTAACGCAGATTTCGCACTCGCTGTATGGGTTGAGGATGATGTAGTCGGCAGAGACGGAATTGGCCGGGATGACCGTCTTGGCATCATCAGTGCTGGCGATATACGGAACCACCGTGGCATTGTCACTGCCGACGGCCCAGAATAGGACCTGGTGATCATTGTGTCCGCTCGCAGGTGGCGTAGTGAAATGGATGTAGCTCCGCGCGGCGGCGATCATGGCGTTGATCTGAGGCAGAGATGGCCCCGGGCCTGCTGCTTGTGAAGGTGGCATAGCGCTAGTATAGCGGACGCGGACGCGGTAGACTAGGGGTATGAGGCGACGGCTTAAATTGCTCGACTGGTGCTGTAAGGCAGGTGGCACCTCGATGGGCTACCATATGGCAGGATTCGAGGTGTGGGGGTCCGACATCGAGCCGCAGCCCAGCTTCCCTTGGCCCAAGCGATTCTACCAGTATGACATCACGAAGCTCAGCGACAAGCAGATTGCGCGGATCGGGCGCAACTTCGACGCCATCGCTGGGAGCCCTCCGTGCAAGGGCTACAGCATCTCGAAGACGCTCACCACGAAGGCGCACCCGAAGCTGGTTGAATACACGCGCTGGGTGTTTGAGGAGACTGGGCTGCCGTACATCATTGAGAACGTGCCCGGCGCTCCGATGATCAAGCCGGTGCAGATTTGCGGGAGTGGGCTCGGGCTCCGCGTCCAACGGCACAGGCTGTTCGAGAGCAACTGCGAGCTGGAGGGAGTGCCTTGCTGGCATACGTGGCAAGACCTGGACCTCCGCTACATCCAGCGGCCGAACGGACGGGGCAGTGAGGTCCGACGCGGCATCGTGTACGTGTATGGCCGCGGTGATGGCTCACACTTCAAGGGCCAGACGCAGCGCGAGATATGGGCCCACGCGATGGGCATCGACTGGATGTCGACCGATGAAATGTCGCAAGCCATCCCTCCGCTGTATACGTTCCATCTCGGGCTCCAGCTGAGGGAGTATGTGTGATGATCTGTCTACGCTGTCGCCAGCCGGTCTCCTACCACTTCGCCCTGTGCTGCTGGGCTTGGCCCCGCTGCTGATGATGGTGGCATGAAGCGATTATACCCCGCGCTTCGCTTGCGCGCTAGGGCACCACCACCTGAGTCTCGCAGACACATATATCACAATGCCGCCCGCCCATCAGAATGCGTGATGGTGCCTAGTACCGAGTATACCCCCGCGCTGGGGCATCTGGGAAGTGCATCACCATGGCATGGCAATTGCTTCCGATTTGCCACAGCGGCAGCTTCGCCGGTCTGGCATCGCGGGTGCAAGGGGGTCGACCCCCACCGAGTGGGCTCGACTGTAGTCGAGTGGGGTCAACTACACTCGACCGGGGTCGACTACACTCGACTAGGGTCAAGCGCGCCCGGCTAGGGTCGACTACACTCGTCTAGCCTCAACTATGGTCGGCTAGGGTCGACTACACCCGCCTGGGGTCGACTACACTCGACTAGGCTAGAGTACACTAGGGTAAGGTCAACTACACTCGCCCGGGGTCGACTACACCCGCCTATAGTCACCTACGCCCGTCTAGCCTCGGCTACACCCGTCTAGTCTCAACTAGGGTAGTACCTAGTCGACTACACCCGTCTAGCGTCAACTAGGGTAGTACCTAGTCGACTACACCCGTCTAGCGTCAACTAGGGTAGTACCTACTCGACTACACTCTACCCTACCCGAGCGTAGTTGACCCTAGTCGACTACGCTCGACCGTACCCGGCTAGAGTTGACCCTAGTCGACCGTACGCTAGAACGAACGTTCGAACGGACGCGGTATATCGTGCTACGATACGTTCGTACGTTCGATCGAACGGCCGTTCGAAAAGATGGACTTTCCCCGGGGCCGGTTCGAACGAACGAGCGAACGAACGAACGTTCGAACCGCGCCCAGATTCCGAGGACGATTCGAACGAACGAGCGAACGAACGAACGTTCGAAAATCCGGCCGCGATCCGGGAGGGTTCGAACGAACGAGCGATCGAACGAACGTACGAACGAACGCGATATATCGTTAGGCGATACGTACTAATATTCGAAAATCCGGGCGTCCGAAAATACGAAAACCCGGCCGGTTTCCCGGCCGGGTTTCGTTCGAACGTTCGAACTACGCGGCGTCCTCCGCGTCGTCCGCGTCGTCCGCGTCGTCCGCTAGCGCGGCGAGCTTCGCGCGGGCCGCCTCGGCGATCGCCTCGGCGTCCGCGATCGCCTTCTCGGCCCGTAGGCGCGCCTTCTCGGCCGACGCCTTAGCCTTCTCGGCGCGCTCTGCCGCCCGCTCCGCGCGTCGCGCGTCGACGTTCGCGAGGTAGTTACGCGCGTCGTTCTTCCAGTACTCCGACTTCTGGAAGAAACCGCGCGTCGAGCCGCCGAGGCGGACCCCCTCGCGGAACGCCTTTTCGTCAATCCCCCTCGGGAGGGTCCCGCCGTAGACCTCCGAGATAAGGAAGTCGGCAAACGCTTCCATCGTCGGGCTAGCGGACTCTCGCGCGTACTCCGTAAGAGCTTTCATCGTAAACCTACCTTCCACGGTACGGGCGCGCGAACCGCTCGCGCTAACCTCCCGAACCGAACTAACCGAACTACTACCTATAACGCTTCCCTTCCGCCGTAAGTTCCCGGTTTCGGCCGAAAAGACGAACTTTTTTAAGTTAGGTCCCCCGACTACCCTAGACTACACAAGCCTAGGGTCAACTAGGGTCGACTACATCTCGGCGGCGCGGCGCGCGTCCGGGGCCCGAACGTCAAACCTACCGAACCGGTCGGGAATGTAGTCTACCGAACCGGTCGGGATTGACGTCTTTCGCCCGGGCCGGGCGGTCATGTAGTCGACCCTAGTCGACCGGTTGACGCTTCGATCCCGAGCGAGGGTTGTAGTCGAGTAAGGTCGACTACATGAGGCCCCGGGCCGGGAGGTCGACTACACTCGACCGGTCGCGGTCGGGGAAGTGCATTCCCTAGCTTGACGGTCGGGATTGACGGTTTCGAGATCATTGCCTAGTGATCCGGTAGGACTTGTAGGTTAGCCGGGCCCGGCCTAGTTGGTACTCGACTACACTCGACCGCTTTGACCCTCGTGGCATCACGAACGCCGACCTAGGTCGAGCACATCCGCGCGTCGCATAGCTGTGAGCACGAGCCTAGCTGGGCCCCGGGCATCATGTCGTTCGGTATCGAGCGATTGATCCTTTTCGCGCCCGGCGAGGTTGGTTTTGGCCGTTACTAAATCGTTACGCGAACTAAGCAAATTTCGGGAATTTTTCCGGGGTTTCGTACGTTAGTACTTTCGTACGGAGTACGAAAGTTCGAAGCGTCAACTAGGCGCGGGAGGTAGCGGGATGGCTAGGGCCGGAGGCGATAGGCGAGGGTCAAGCGCCGACCGTCGGCGTAGGCGGGAGTGGTTGGTATCCCCCGCGTCGGGGTTCGGCGGCGACGGCGTCAAAGTCGCGTGCTACTGGGAGTGTGGTACCGAGCTAACCGAGGCGACGGTTGAGGCTGACCGGATCGTCCCGGGCGGTAGCTACCGAAGGGACAACATCGTACCTGCGTGCCGAGATTGCAATCTCGCGCGTAGCGACGACGGCGACCTAACGGTTGCAGATATTCGGACGCGGGTAGCCGCGATGATGCAGAAGCGGGGCGGCGTTCGCGTGCCTGCCCTCGTCGGATAGGGAGTCCGTGATGCAGCACCTCTACGAATACGGCGCGGTTCCGTTCCACGCCATTCTTGAGCTGATCGAGGAAATGCAGGAGTACCGGCGCATGCAGCCAATGCCCGCGCTAAGTGCAGAGGGCGCTGCACTTATCCTCGCGACGTTCCGGTAAGGATGCAGATGAAGAACCGATACGCGGATGCAGAGGCGCTCGTCCGCGATAACGAGCGCGTTGCAGCTATCCGCGACGAGGCGCGGACTCGGGTCGAGCGCAAATTCGCGCCAATCCGGGAACGTGCAGAGCGTAACGCCAAGAAGATGAGTGAGGCGCGGGGCTACCTCGCGCCGTGGTAGGGAGGATGCCATGCTATGGAGCATGACTGACCGTCACGAGAAGGAATGGCCCGCCGAGGTGCCGTTCCGGTATGTGTTCCGCGCGGGCAACCGGCGGATGAACGTCCTAGATCGGCGCGTCCCCCGGGCGGTCGTGCATCGCGACGCGATAGCGGCGTCGGCTGACAACGGCGCGGGGTACGCGGAGAGGTTGCTAGCCGGTACGTCGGCCGGTAGCGCTGCACCACCCCGAGCGCGCCGACCGGTTGTCACCCCGCGTCCGACGCGGACGCCGGATCAAGAGCGCGCGGCGGCTCAGCGTGACCTAGACCGAGCGCTAGCTGCTATCGAGAAGGCAAAGGCGGCGCTGGCCGCCCTGGGCAAGTAAGGGAGATCAAGATCACTATGACCATCATCGTGCGAGACGACGCTGACAACGAGCAGGCAATGCTCGACGTGCACCCGGACGACATCGAGCAGCTGGAGGCTGAGCTGCCTCTCGGTTGGTGGGTCGACCGCTGACATGCCAGACCACATGACGGTCGCTGAGTGGAAGGTCGCACTCTGGGAGTGCGCCTTCGTTCATGCTCACTATCACAGCAATGACTACGACAACGAAGACAGCAACAAGGAGGAATGATGAACCGGAAGATCATCAAGCAGTGGTCGATGACATATGACGCGCTGGCCAGAGTCGCGGAAGCAATCCGCCGTGACTCGTCGTTCCCAGGCGCGGTGTACGACGCCTATGACCCGGAGACAGCAACCATGGCGTTGACCGTTGACGGTGTCGCCTACTGGCTCCAGCTCAAGCCGCAAGTGGAGGAGGACAAGTGACCCCGCACTACGTCAGGTCAACCGTCTACGACAGGCGATTCGCATGGGCGTGGTTGATCGCGCTCGTGATCGTCGGCGTTGTCATCTTCGTGATGACCTCGCACCTGATCAGGATCGATGACGTGCTCGGCGTGCACGGCTTCAGCATCGGTACGGACTCGAACTACTGCAGCATCGAGGACAAGCTCCCGGTGGTCACCTGCGAGCACGCCAGCTAGCAAATTCGCTAGGCCAGCTGGGGTCGGGGTGGTCGAGGCTTGCACCATCCCGGCCCGGGCTAGTCTTGCGGAAGGCGCGAGGCACAACAGAGAGGTACAATGATGAATGACAAGGCCGTAGAGGCAAGCGGCGACGGCAACGTTGTGGTGGTTGTCAACAACAACGTTGGACAGTCAAGCCGAGGTGCAGGCACCGTCCTGATGTTCGTGTTCTTCGGGTGGCTGCTGCCGTTCTGGTGGGGCGTTCTCCTGCAGGCATGGCTGGCATGGCTGATTGTGGCTGCAGTCGTAACGATCTTCAACCACGAGTTCTTCGGCCGCACCTGGTACTACCCGTGGCCCGCGTGGCTGTTCGGCATTCGCTGAACGTCAGCGTGCAGCCCGGTCGGGTGGTGCAAGCCCTTCGACCCGGGGCGCGTTGCAGCGGGCGGGAATAAATCCGGCCGTTAGGACGTTACTACGTTAGTAGTAACGTCCGCCGAACGGCGGGTCAAGAACGAAGGAGAACGCGAGATGCAGATCGACCCGAAGCGAGTTACGTTCCTCGACGGTGCAAGCCTCGGCGAAATCGTCCTTAGCGCGGCGAATGCAAAGCCCGGCGATGCATTCCTCCGTGAAGGACAGATCGTTATGCTCGTGAGTCAAGTCGAAACGGAGTCGCGTGACGTCTCCTCGGAGGAAACGGCCGAACTACTCCGAGGTGCAAACGCCTAGCGACGGCCTAGCTGGAGTCGCGCTTGATCTCGACCGCGAGCGCGATTCCGGCTAGACTTGCCGGTAGGAAGGCAGGCGGAAATGCAGGAGGGAATGACAATGGCAGGTGCTCTCGGAAGCGCGAGTATCTTTGACGACATCCAGGCAGGTTACTGGGATGAAGGTCTCGAAGCACTCGCGGAGGCAATCCGCGCTAGGCGCGAGTGGCTCAAGAGCGAGCGCGGCGCGAGGAACATGCTGGAGTTCAAGCACGGCGATGCGGTTCGGCTGCACAACCTGAGCCCCAAGTACATGAATGGCAGGACCGGGACTGTGGTCAAGGACCGGATTTCGCGGCGTCGCGGCGACATCATGGTGCGGATCGACGACCGGTACTACAGAGGCCGGATCACCGAGCGCTTTGCGCAGGTCGTCGGCGTTCCGGCTGCAAATCTGGAGCGTGTGTGATGCCGATGCAGGACAAGACTTGGGACGTCAGGGTGACGCTCCGGGTTACAACGATGGCTGGCTGGGAGCCTGACCGCGAGGACATCGAGGGCTGGCTGGAGACCGGCGGTGCCTTCGAGCCGGTAACGATCGATGAGGTCAAGGAGGCAACGGCATGAGTGCTCGTTGCGATGCCGCGCTACGCTGGTACTGCACAGCGCTGATCGAAGGCACAACTGAAGACGTCCTCGCGGCAGATGCCGAGGTGGACGCAGCTACCAAGGAGGAGCTGAACAAGTGAGCGACATCTACGAGGGCTATGGACCGTATGGCCCAGCCCACACCAAGCTGGCGGAGCAGGAAGCGACGAAGGGAGTCCTGCAGCCAGGCATGGAGGGCTGGTGGCCAGTATGGGGCGCGCGGGCGATCGACATCCGGCCCGGTGACCTGCTGATGATCGGCTGGCAGGATAAGGAGGCGGGCTGCAACAAGTTCGCTGACGTCGAGGTCGTGGAGATGGCGAGCTTCAAGCAGCCGACCATGAACTCGATCCGCGTCGGCTTCATCACGACGTCTGGCGTCTTCGATTCGGTCGGGATGCTCCAGCCGGTCAAGGTGCTGCGCTGGGGCACGCACAACACGCTAGCGGATTCAATCTAGGAGGTCAAACAATGTGCATGCACGAAGGAATACCATGCTCGGGTCCCAACTGCCCATGCCCATGCGACAACTGCATCCTCGGGACTGGCAGCGAGATCGATGACATCGAGACGGACGAGGACGGCAACGAGGAGTTTGACTGCGCGCTCTTCAACGTCGGTACTCCGCACGAGCACACGAAGGTGCACTGGGATGATGTCTGGGGCCTCGTGCCGGGTGAGGCTCCAATCCAAGGTGACACGGACGCATGACTCCGCGCGGCCAGGTCGGTCGGGGTGGTGCAGAGCCGCCCCGGCTCTCCCGTTTGCACGGCGACGATTCGACGTTCGAACGAAAGTACGATATACTCGACGTAGGCGCGGGCGAGGCAGCCCGGCAAGGCAGGAAAGGCAGCAAGATGGACATCGAATTCGATGAAGTCGAGGAATTCAAGTTCGGAGGCATCAGGGTCGCGGTCGGGAGGCTCTACGGCAAGCGTGATGAGGCTGACGGCAGCACGTCAGCTGGGCCGATCGTCTATGGCGCGTACTTCCCTGCCGACTCCGATGATGGAGCCGCTGTTCCAGGCGCGATCGGATACGGCTGGGGTCAGGCCCCGGCTGTGGCCGCGCTGTTCAACGGGGTGAACTACCTGTGAGCGTCACCAAGGACAACATCATGGCCGGGCCAACCTGCTATGACGAGCAGGACTTCCTCCGTGTCTGTGTACACGAGTCCTGCAACAAGATCGACTCCGTTACGATCTGCCCTCGCAATCCGGCAGAGCACGGGATGCAGGAAATCGTCGAGACCGGCGACTACATCGGATTCGCAGGCGGTCGTTGCTGGTACGCGACTCTCGCATGCGGCTGCGTTGATGCGGATGAGTCCAGGGACGTAGCTGCGGCACGGTAATGGCAACCGTCAACGACATCATCACGCGGATCACGGAGGCTGAGACGGCAGGTGCAGCTTACGCGGTCGCGCGTAGCGTACCAAGAAGGTTGTTGCTGGTAATAGCCGACCAGCTTCACATCAACTATGCGTATGACCACGGGACTGAATGGGTCCGGTGGGCCGTAGTCAAGGAGGCAAGGGCATGAAGGGCGAGGTAGTCAACCTAGGCATGCCGAAGACGTCAGAAAAGACGCCTGACACGCTGGTCACATATCACGCAATCGAATGCCGTGAGTGTGACTGGCTGACCGAGCTGTACAAGGACAGAGATGGCGAGGTAGCTGTCTACAACCTGCAGAGTGAGCACTACAATGACACCGACCACGTCAGCTACTGGCACTACTCAATTCAGCGGTCGCACGGCCGCATCGTTCACCCGGCGAAGGGGCATTGGTAAACATGGCAGGAACGGACACCTGGACACGTGACGAACTGTTCGCGTACGTGCAGGAGCAATACGGGCAAGACGCGCTCGATACAAGGAATCTGATCGAGCGCTGGCTGACGCGCGGTGACGGCGTGGCCGTGTACGAGAACGCCGAGCTGGGTCACCCCGAGCTGGGTCACTGCAAGATCGTCTCGTACGGGTCGGCGGTCGCACAGCTGGAGCCCCAGCAACTCAACAGCGAAGGGATGCCGCCACAGACTCTGCCGGACGGGATTCCTGCAGGCGAGATCAACTGGCGCTACCAGCTCAAGGCGGTGTGCCGTGGCTGACCGGAGCAGAATCATCGAGGCTGCAGCTGGGCCACCGCCCAAGGAGCGCGTGCTATCGCTGTACAAGCTGCAGCTGCTCTCCGACCTACTCCGCGCGGTGCAGGCGAGCAGCCACCAGAGCGGCGTCAAGATGCGCTGGTATCCGGTAGGGCATGACCCGGGCTCGAATGTGCCTCGGCAGATGGACCTGGTCATGCGGGCGTTCACGCACAAGGACGGTACGTTCCTCAGCGAGCAGGATGACGTACGCGACGCCTACATCTGGTTCTCCGGGTTCACGGAGCGCTGGATCAAGGTCGAGGAAGTGCTCGACGCACTCGACAACGCAGTCAACGGCAACCACGGCACGGACCAGCCCATGGCCGTGATCGACTATCCCCGGGAGGGATCATGATCAGCAACAGCAGCAAGACCAGCCTACTCGGGGAGATCGCCCGGGTGCAGGCTGGTGACGGCACCAGTAACAACATTACCGCACCGGTGAAAATCCAGATCGGGTTCATCGCCAGGGAAAGCAACACGGTGCTCAGCAACGGTATCGTGATCCTTGACGCCCCGCCCACCGTGGTCAAGGCGATTATGAAGTGGATCGAGGCCAGGAACGAGGACCCAGAATCGCTGAAGATCACGGCATCCATGTACGACGGAGGACTGCTGGTCTGCTGATCTGCGCCGAACGCGAACACCCCGGTCAGTGCGGGCTGACACGGGGTGTTCGCATTGGAGGTAGCCAAGGATTCAATCCAAGCCGGGAGCACGGCGTTCGCGCTGGCTACCATGGTGCTCTCGCTGATCTCCCTTCTGTGAACGTGACCTCTCAGAGGGACGAGAACAACTCCGACCTCTAGCAAGCTATATCCAGGTGTTTCTCATATCACACCGCCTTCGACCTTGATATCAGCCTACGCCGATGGCCTGCAGCCGGCCGCCACCCCGACCCGAGCTACAGACCGGGAAGCGTCCGAACCGACGAGCGTACTATCTAAACTACGTAAAACTTTGCCCCTACTGCCACTGAACACGCATGATAGCCTCCAAGTCTCCCCGGCTCTGCACATATTTTGATAGTTAAGATAGTAGGTCAACTAGTAGCTTCAATTGCCGCCACTCTGTTGCCCTTTTTGCGCGTCTTGTAACAGCATCCCGCTAGGCATTTCAGGTCCACGCTCGCGCTCGCGCAATTCCTCACTGCTGAGCGTGCGAATGGTAGCGAGCTCATGGCTGTCGCTGTCGAACTCGATGCCAAGCAACTCACCCCGGCCATCCCAGACCAGCGTCACCCCAAACTTGGCGTACTGGTGGGTGTGCTTCGGCGTAACACCTTCTGGCGTACGCTCACGCTTGACATAGACACGTCCAGTGTCGCGGTCAAGGATCACTTCCATAAGCTAAACCAGCCTTTGTTCTGCTTGGTCACGCGTTGCATGCCGAACGGACCTTCGCGCTTCTCAACAGGCTTTCTACCCTTTGCCTTGGACTTCGCCCGGCGTTGCGCTTCTTTCGCCCGGTCTGATACAGACTTCGATGCGAACGTCGACTGTCCCCATGGCCTGGAGTTCTCCCTGGCAAGGGCACGACGCTCTCGGCCACTCAGGCCAAGGTTGAACATGGAATTGTGGTGATCATCATTCGAGATGACATGGCCAGAATTCCACCATGACTTCCTGGTGTTGTTGGCAGCGTCATTCCTGCCGGTGTTGCCACGCTTCTTTGGATTGCCATTGCCGCCAAACAAAAGCCCCATGATGCCTCTCCTCACCCCGGCGCTAGTTGATATGGCTATGCAGCGTTTAGCTCCTGAGCCAGCTCGATGCGGGCGAGGACCTTGGCCTCACTCTGCAGACCTGCATTCTCGTCGGCTATGGCCTCGGCCGTGCGATCATCCAGGCCAAGCAGCATCTGCTCCTCGACCATGGCTTCCTTGCTCATGTCCTGCCTCCTGTACTGTAGCTTACCCAGTCCCGCAACGATCGCTCGCGCAGGACTGGGCGTTGCCTCCACCCGCACCGGCCGATGCGAGCTTAGCGGGTAGCCTACCCGAAAACGCTATCGAGGTCTAGCCCAACGAATCAGGCTGCTGCACGACTGGTTGAAGGGTGTGCTGCACGGTAACGGCGCAGTCCCTCTGCAGGCACTCGATCTCGGTAGCCCAGTTGGATGCCCTGCTCGCGGCACCATGCAGCGATCTTCATGTTCTCGGTAACTGCACGACGCTTGGAAGCTGGCCTTGTGGAATGTACGAGCCGTGGACCGGGAGGTCCCTGCAGCTCTGGTTTCGGCTGCGGCCTTGGACGAGGACGCGGCTTCAGCGCAGGCTTCGGCGGCACTGCAGGGGGTATCACGGGCTGCTCATCCTCTTCGATGCGGAACCGTGCAAGGTTCGTTGCAGAGATGAAGTCCCTCCGCGCGCGCAGGCCGTTGCGATACTCACGGAGCGTACCGCCGATCATGAGCCATGTTGCAGGGCCGTAGCCGCTCTTTGCAGAGGGATGGGTATAGCCGTGCTTGATGAGTTGCTTGCGATGAATCCAGCCGAGGTGCAGCTCGTAGCATATCGCTGCAGCGATCGGGGCGACTGCCCAGACTACCCAGGCGTGGTTGTGCACCCACGTGGTCGTATCGCTGTGGAAGCTCTGCACGAACACGCCGAGCGCTACGAACATGAGGACGGTGATACGTGCAAGGTAACCGCTGAAGCCCTTGCGCCTGTGCTTTAGGCCCGTCCGTGCAGCGAAGATCGCTACACCGTCGAAGGCTGCTGACATGCCCATAGCGAATAGCGGCGGCACGCCCACAGCCCGGGCAATCGTGTAGAACCCGACCCAGCTGATAGCTAGCACGGGCACGAGGATGACCAGCCACAGCGACCCTCCAGTTACTGCAGCCACTATCTTTCGCGCTCTGTCCACTTTCCTGCCTTTCGTTGGTACGAACAGGGTTTAAGCCTAACGCTGGGACGGCCGAAAAGCGATAAACCCCAGGTCGCACCGGCGAGTCGCGGAGATGGGCCCTGCAGCTCGACGAGGGTCGACTACGGTCGACTACACGACGTTGATATCGCGATAGAACAAGGCGATGATCACGATAATTGCCACTGCCAGCACTGCTGCAAGTATGAAGAGAACTCTGTCACTCATTTTACATATCCTGGGTGTGGTTCCGGTGGGCGCTTACGGGAACGTGCAACTCGAGCTGCACCTGCCGCGCCCTGCCGGCCTGTGCGAGTCGCGTGATGGTTAGTACATAGGCCTCGGAGTTGGGCTGGACGATGGTCCCAGGGCTCGCCTATGTGATCCGCGTCGGTCGATCGGTTGGGACAGCGCCCGGGCTCTGCCATGTCCTCATCGAGGCTGCCCCAGGTGCATACCGGATCGCGCCTGAGGACGAATGCCCGGATTTGAGGCCAATCCGGCGGCAATGGGATTCGACGCCTGCCTGTATAAGTCACGGAACCACGTCCCTTCGTATAGGTGTATTGCGATCCAGGCGTAGATAGCGCATATCGCTCCGATTGCCAGGAATGCTGCAATTCCCTGCCATAGCGTCAACGTCTCCCTGTTCTGTGTCTTGTCCTGTACTTGTGGCCCTGCACCATTGCTGCTGCCTCGCGTACGCAGGCTTCAGCATCCTGGTGTATCTCCAAGCCGCCGAACCTAATGATGTACCAGCCATTGGCCTCGAACCAGCGTTGCCGTATCCGGTCGGCCGCAATAGCCTGCGTACTGCTATGCGTACGGTGACCGTCTAGCTCAATGCCAACCATCTGCCTTGGCAACGCAAAGTCGAGCCGATATGGGCCGACGCGATATTGACGCTGTAGCCCGGTTAGCGGCCGCAGACGTAGCTTTTCATGTGCACGCCAGAATGCGTCCTCGATGGGCGAGATGAGCAGTAGTGATCTCCGCGCGTTCGTACGCGCAGTTGGTAGCGGCACCCGCTTGCGTATAAAGGGGAATGTAGTGTGCTTCCTGTGATCTGCCATAAGGGTATTCTACCCGTGGAAGAACGACCAGTCTAGGTCGACCTCGCAGTGAGGTCCACACGGGACACGTGCGCCTAGACTCTTCACTGTCGATACGTGACAGCATTCTTCGTAACAATGATAAATCTCCTTCCACTCATTTTCCGACATTCCCGTCAGAAACCATATATAAGGGTCTGAACTCATGGTCCCTCCTTGCAGTCTGATTGCCAGATTTTGCCGCCGATATTTTTCGCCAGTTCGTACCTCCGCGTGCGGTGGGTTAGATGGGTTAGATGGGTTAGATCG